GGTATTGAAAGGCGGTAGACGGATTAAATACGCTTGATTTACCAAGGGTTGGGAGGCGTTCGCCCCAAATCCGCCCCAAATTATGCAACCAAGAAAATATTTTTGATTTTCTCGTAGTTTTTTTCTGCTAAAGCTTCCATCTGGTGAGAATAAATTTTTAGTGTGATGTCAGGGCTTTCGTGACCTAACAATTTAGAGATGGTAACAATATCAACGCCATTCAAAATCAAGAACGAAGCGTAGGTATGTCTAAGCGAGTGGTTTCTCACTGGTCGCCCTACTATTTTCTTAATCAGTTTATTACAAGCTGAATTAGATACACCGAAACAGATTCGATTCTTGATATTGGCTTGCCAATGGTTTCGCCTATAATCCTGTAAGATTTCGATGGTCTTTTCATCAATAGGGACTTTTCTTTTCGATGAGTCGTTTTTCAAATCTGCAAAATCTTGAGTATTGGAATAGTCAAAACTCTTATTTATGTTGATGATACCATTTTCAAAGTCAATGTCGTTCCAGGTAAGCCCCATAGCTTCAGCAAAGCGTATTCCTGTGACGGAAAGTAGGTAGAGGGTAAAATAGGACACATATTGGATATTCTCTCTTGTGAGGGCTAATAGAGCCTTATACTCGCTTTCTTCTAAAAAGTCATTTTCCTCAACTCTTGATTCAATTTGTGATTTCACCTTTGCATCTTCAGCAAAGTTAAAACGAATGACTTGTTCCCTCACAGCTACTTTTATAGCTCCTTTAATTTGGTAGTGGAATTTCTCAAGTGTTTCTTGAGCGTATTCCTCGCCAAACTCATTTAACTTTTTTTGATAAAAGAGTGGTGTTATATCCTTCACCTTTATATCTTTGAAATAGTTTTTGATATGTTTAAAGTTCTTTGTATATGTTTCCCACGTCTTATCTTTTACATAAGGGCGCTTATAGACTTCTGACCAAGTTTTTACAAAGTCATATAGGGTAACATCTCCATCGGTTAGAATATTTTGAGAAATTTTTGTCTCAAGCTCTCTAGCAGCTGCTTGAGCAAGTTTTTTAGTTTTAAAACCGCTCTTTGATTTCTGTCTGTACTTTCCGGATACATCTTTGTAGGAGATTCGATATTCCCAACCGTTATCACGCTTGCGAAAATAAGCCATCTTGTATTTTACCTCACTTTTTGATAAAATGGGTGTAAGAAAACGACTCCTTTATGAGTTGTTTCTTATACAATCGTTTTGCCCCACGCTCTCACCGTCCAAAGTTGAGCGTGGGGATTTTTTTATTTTACTAACAATTTAGCTTTCTGTGTTTCAAATTCTTCTTGTGTCAAAATCCCAGATTCTACCAAAGATTTTAATTTTAAGAGTTCATCTGCGACAGAAGAATTTACATTAGTTTTTGTATTTATTTTTCGACCTTTGTATTCTTCTGCGCATTTTTTAATTTTATCAGTCATTATAGAGCAATTATTAGATGGTACATTCTTAATCAAGGAATTTCCTGAACCGTGGCTAATCGTTATAGTTCCCATTAACAAACCTTTTTTAAAGGATACACTGTTAACCATATCAAGGGGAATTTCCGTTTGCTTCATGCCATATAATAGACCGCAATCAATAAATAGCACACGTCTTTGTGTAAGAACCATAAGAACGGTACCTTCTAGCACGCCAGATGTGGCGTACTGAATTGTTTCATTATCGTCTAATATTTTTAATAATGCTTTAATTTCTTTGTTAACGCCTAATCTTAAATTGTTAAATCCAGCTCGGTCTAATTGTGCTTTCACTTCTGAAATATCCATTTTTTCTCCTAAATACTTGTTTTTAGTTTTCTATTGGCATAAAGTTGCCGACTACTTTTCCGATAATGCGGGGTTCTTCTTCCCATTTTGCGAATTTGTCATCGTATTTGTCATTGAGTGAGACAAGTCTTAGACCGTCTTTTTCTTTATACACTTTCTTAATATACGATTGTCCGTCCCAATCAACAGCGTAGACAGCGCCGTCATAGTCCCAACCTGTATCTTTAATAAGAGCGACAGAACCGCTTAGGTACTTAGGCTCCATAGAATCGCCATAGACCCAAGAAGCGAAGTCGTGGTCAATATCCTTGTTGAAAAAGACAACGTCATAATTGCGATCTTCCATATAATCATAACCGTTACCGGCAGAAAGCTTTTCAAATACATGGTACTCAGTCGTTTTCTCGTTGATTTCAATTACCTTATTTGATATTTCAGCTTCTTGCTCTTTGTATTGGTCTTCTGCATAAGTCAAAACTTTTTCTTGGCGTGGTGGGTGAAGCTTGTCATAAATTTGTTGGATTTCAGTTTTTTGGATAGCAGAAGAAGTAGTTCCTTTTTGCTGTCCGTGTAGTATATAATCCGTAGAAGTCCCAAAAAGCTTCGCAAGCTGAACCAGTTTTGCTCCTTTTGGGAGATTTTTTCCATTTTCCCATTTTGAAATAGTACTGTCCGATTTATATCCCAAATATTTAGCTACATCTATTTGTTCTAAATTGTTCGCTAACCTTAACTCTTTTAATCTTAAAGGAATTTCTTGAAGTTGATTCATGCTGTTATCCATTCTATCATCTCCTTTCTTTCTTATATTCTACATTATAATAGAGAAAAAATCAAGCGTATTTGAGAAAAAATCAAAAAAACTTGATAAAATCTCAATTAAAGCATTGACACTTGAGAAAAAATCAAGTATAATATAATCAAGGTCAAGGAAATGACCTAAAAATAGCGAAAGGAGAAAGAAATGAAAGAAATATTAGAACGCATCGCAAAAAGCCTTGAGTCTATCGATGCAGAACTCAAGGCAAGAAATGAAGACCGTAAAATACTTATTAACCAAGCCGAACTAATCGAAAAAACGTGCTTGGAAATCAAAGAAGATCCATTCGGTCTTAACGTTTTAAAAGAAAAAGCATTAGCTGATAAAGCTAAGCAAAAGGAATAATGGATTTAATCTTAGCTGCAAAGTCAAGAACACTTTCAATTCTCTCTTTGAGAGTAGGTTCTTTGAATTTTAGTTCAAGCGCTGCAACGGCTTCGGTTGTAAGACAAATGTAATAAAGAGTATCATTACCAGCTACACCACTAAGATAACCATGACGTTTTAGCTCAAAACAAGTATCAAGAATATCTTCTTCAGACCATTCGGGCATAATGTTTTCTTTGATAAAATCGATGCCTTGAAAATTTCTGGCTTCCTCTTTAGAGATTTCATCTTTGCGTCTTTCAAGATATTTTGCATACATTGAGCTTAAAAGAAATTTTGCGTCATTCGTTAAATTATCCATATAATCACCCCCTTTCTGAAGTTATTATATCAGATTGCGCATGGGGTGAAAATCAAATTTAGAAAGGGGTGAGGAATAGTGCTAAAACCTAAAATCACAATCGCAGAAATCCGAGCGAAACATGGAAAGATGTCTCAAGAAGAATTTGGAGCAAGTGTTGGAGTTAGTGCTCAAACTGTTGGCGCTTGGGAAAAAGATATTTTAAAAATTAGTCCAATTTATCTCTTGAGAATCACAGAAAAATATGGCGTAAGCTCGAGCGACCTTTTAGGTGCTTAATTTTTTGAAACTAACTTGAGAAATTCTCAACTAATATTTTCGACTATAGAAAGGAGAAAGAAATATTAGAACGCATTGTAAAAAGCCTGACGGCAATCAGGCTCAAAAGTAAACATTTATGAGGTAATTGTAACATGGATGAGATTTTAAATCAACTGTTGGATCAGTTTGAAGCTGGTTTACAGGATAGATTTCTGAAAATGCAGCAAAGGGTATTAGTTGAAAATAATGTCTATCCTATGGAGCTGAATAAGTCGCAGTGTGCTATGTTGCTGCTTGGTACAAAGGATACTAAGACTTTTGATGAGCGTTTCAACAGTCATAAAGACTTTCCGCGAATTGAGGGAAAACGTGATAAATTTCCTCGTGATGAAGTCGTTGACTGGTATCACAGAAATTGGATGAAGACAGGAGGATGAGCAATGCCAAATTGGGCAAAAGGAACCCTTAAATTAAGAGGAAGACGAGAAAACATCGCATCGGCATTAAAAGACATGTTATTGAATGCTAATGTATCATTTGAGGGCGGGTGTGATAACGATTTATTAGTATTTAACAGCACGGCTCACTATTTTTACATAAATAATACGAGACGGGCGTTCATTGAAACAGATCAAGTTGAAGTTTGGCTTGAAGAAGATTTCTGTATTGTCGAACTTGATAATTTTAAGCAAGCGTGGGCTGCTATTCCAGAAAATTATCAAGAAATATCAAAAAAACATGATGTTGATATTAAAATTTTTACATTTGAAATGGGTATGGAATTTACTCAAGAAATAGAAATTCGCAAGGGTAAAATCATCCAAGATATTTGTAATGAATATGATGATTATCAGTGGGATGTACCGTTTAGTAATTTAGGAGGATGAAAATGCAAAACCAAAAACAAATACGTCTAATCATGAACTGGGAGCGCGACCATTACAGGCTGGGAACAAATTACAAAAACAAACTCGCTAAGCGGTCAGTAGAAGCAGTTAAGCTGGAATTAGACAACTTGTCGAGAGAGTGGGACAGCGTGACGTTTTCAGTCGAGCCAAAAGGTGCGATGAAGATTGAGGGCGACAAAACGACTATTTTCAAGAGAAGAGGATGAGATGGATAAAATTAAAAAAGTAAAAGCAATTGGCAATATTATTGGTTTTAATATAGATGCTTCAGGAAATGAAACTTATAACGTGCAATTTCCAGATATGACAGTTGCAGAGCTAGAAAGTTATCAGTTTGAAGATGCGGACGCGTACCACACGAACGGGAAGCCGCTCTGTCTGCGGAACGTACTAGCACGACTGCGAGAATTGCCAGAACATGATAAGCAATTCTGGATGGACGAAATTATGCATGAGTTCGCAAATGACTACGGGTCAGTCAAGTATACACTGGGTTACGAACAAGGCAAGTTTGATGGTGTAGTAGAAGCCGAAAAGTCAAACAAAGTAGTCATTCCGCAGTTTGTGGCCGATTGGATTGAAGAAGGTAAGAAGATTTGTAGGGATGTTCAAGATCTCTTTATATTTGATTTTAATAGCGAAGAGGTCAAAAGATGGTTTTTAGATTACAAACCATTTGACTTAGTGGCCCGCGCTTGGCTGGATGGTTACGAGGTGGAGCAGAAAAAGCGGTATCGGATTAAAATGAAAAATGAAGAGTATAATCACACTGTTGTAATAGGTGATTATACCTGTGAAGAAATAGAAGCCACTGGTTTTGGCTGGGTGTTTGATTGCGAGGACGTTGAAGTGCAGGAGGTGGAGTGATGAAATTTATTTGTAAAAGAACGTCTGATTATGATGAGCGGCCTTGTGAAGAAGCTGTTAAAGAGTCTATCACTTTTGTTGATCATCGTAATGTTAGAACCTTTGAAGACCTTAAGCGAGCTTGTGGCGAAGATTTTCTTGCTCGTGGAACAAATCACAAAGAGACCTCTACTGGTATTCAGCGCGATCTTGGACCCCGAGACGTTTATATGATTGAGGTAAATACGTTAGAGGAATTACTGGAATTTCGGGAGAAATATAAAAGAATCGTCATTGAGCCATATTACGACAATCACGACTATTTATTGATTGAGATTTATGACACATAGCGAGAATGAAGGAGGTGCAAGATGATACCAAAATTTAGAGGAAAATCAACAGCAGAAGAGAACAAAGGTAGATGGATGTACGGAAATTTAGTATTTGATAGGTGTCTTGCCATTATCGTAAGCGGTATTGACGAAGCAACTTGTGAATACATTGCTTTTGAAGATTTTTGCTCTGTTGATATTGATACAGTAGGGCAATCCACCGGTTTATTTGACAAGAACGGCGTAGAGATTTTTGAGGGGGATATTGTGAAAACCACTAGATCTTTCGGCAGAGCTGATGAAACAGGCGGTTTCTATGAGTATGACAAGAAAATAATGGGGGTTGTTAAGCAACTTGAAGGAGCTTGGGTAATTGATACAGGCAGCGAAGCAGTGAATTTGTGGACTGAAATTGAAGAAAATTCGGTGATAGGGAATGTGTGGGAGGACGGTGGTTTAATTGACAATTAAGTTTCAGAAATCCATTGAATTTATAAACGAATGTAATTGTGTTGTTGATTTTGATGATTTAGAGCGAGCGATTTTGTGGTATCAGTCAAGGCCTACTTTATCTATTAAAAAAATTTATTTACACGGAAACTATCCTGCCGTATCTATACATAACGAAAAAATGCATGTCCATAGATTGTTGATGCAGTATTGGTTAAAAACAAGATTACCATTTGAATATAGCGTTCATCATTTAAACGAAAACAAGCTTGATGCACGAAAAGAAAATTTATCACTTGTTTTTAATTCTGCACACAACAGTGGTCACAATAAAGGAAAGACGCTTTCAGATTCTCACAGAGAAAAAATCGCCTTAGCAAACAAAAAGCGCAAAGGGATGAAAATGAAAAAACGTGTCCATATACCAGCAGATGAATTAAGAACTTTTCTTAACGAGGGTAAGTCAATGAATTGGATTGCATTGCATTATAATTGCGATTGGTCAACTGTGAGAGCGAGAATCTACGAAAATCCGGAACTGATGGAGGCAGACGATGACCCTAAATGAACGTGTAAGAGCTAACGAACGCTCGGCCGCCAATGCATGCTTAGGCTTGACTGGCTTGTCATTCGTAGTCATGCTACTTGTTGTAGGCTTGATTACATCAACTGTACAGCAGCAACAGCAGATTAGCTCGTTAAAGACAGATCTTAAAAGGCAATCAATCGAAGTCGAAAAGTTGCAAAACAGAAATTCAGCGCAAGATATAATCTTGAACAAGCTGAATGCAGAATATCAGATTAAAGAAAAACAGAAAGAGGTAAAGAATGAACAAGCAAGAAGCGATTGATTCTTTAAAAAAAGACAGATATACTGTACCGTTTGACGCTGTGGAACTCAATTATAACGCAGCTTTAGATAAGGCTATTGGCACCGTTAGCAAAATTGATGAGCCAGAAAAGCCAGTGATACAGCAATTTGTGGCAGATTGGTATGAAAATTATAAAGATGAGTTTGAATATTATCTAAAAGGATTTATTTCGAAAGTTGATTATCACATCAACCACAATACAAAAAATCAATTTTATAAATGGCTTGGCAATCCTTACAATGACCCGATTTTAACCCTCGTGAATATGCATCAATTCGGCTATGAGGTCGAGAAAAAGAAGTTGTATACAGCTAAGCTTAAAATTATAACAAACGGTGATAATAACTATCTTAATAAATACTCTGATACCGAAAGATTTACACTTAGCAACTTATATACGGCATCAGGAGCTTATCAAACCAGCTTTTCTCGTTCAGAACTTGAACAGTTGAATGTTTGGGATAACCCAGTATTTGAAATCAAGGAGGCGGATAATGAAATGGATTAAATTCAAAACCAGAAAACTTACAGAAGAAGAATTAAGTGAATATAAATATATGTACTACGAATTTATGTGGGACTGCAAAATTCCCGAAGTTGACGAGACTGTATTGGTTAGCGACGGAAAGACAATCTGGACAGAAGATTGGGTTGATTATGATGAGGGGCTAGGGCTCGAAGATAGTGACGCAGAAGGGTTATACTGGATGCCACTACCAGAATTACCGAAGGAGATGTCAAATGAGTGAAATTTTAGGAGCAGTATTAACGCTTGTGCTAGTCTTCTTCCTTGGGGCATTTATCAACCACTTGGATTGGCGCAAGGGACGCAAGAGATTAGAGCGGCAAGCAAAAGAAGATGAACGCATAGAACTTGAGGCTATGTACGTAGTCTGTGCAATCGAGCACGACCGTAGAGAGCGAGCAAGGAAATTGGCAGAAGCGAGAAAACATAGTACGAAGTCGTTTATAGTAGAAGGGGTGGGATGATATGACAACACAAGTAGAACGCATTCGAAATTTTTACAAAGAAAATCCTTCTGCAACTTATGAAGAAGCAGAACAGGCAATCAATGTGACACAAGGAAATATCCGTTCAAATATTGCAAAAGATATTAAACGTGGTTATTGTACACGCAGTGAAACTGGAAGTATAGATTATTCAGCTTATTTCCGTTCGGGAGAAGAACTTTTTGAATTTAGAAATTGGCAAAATGAAGTCAGACGGGAACTGATTGATCAATTGTTAGAAGCTAATCGACATGAAACGGCAAGCGACCAAATCCGGTTGAATGCTAAAGAAATTAATAAATTATTGAAAGAGGTAACAAAATGAGTTTTTTATATGAATTGGAAGGGATTTATGCACAGTTGCAATCCATGGAATTAGACGATGAAATATTTCAAGATACTTTAGATAGTATTGATTTTCAAGGGGATTTGGAAAAAAACGTCGAATATTTTGTAAAAATGTTAAAAAATATTGAAGCTGATGAAAAAATGTTTAAAGAAGAAGCGGTGCGTTTTAAAGAAAAAGAGCACGATGCTAAAGCCAAAAAAGAACGTTACAAAGAAATTATTCGTAAAGCAATGAAAATGAGTAATCAAAAAAAAGTACAAGCTGGATTGTTTACAGTTTCAACACGTAAGAGCGAAGCGATTGAAATTTTAGATGAGGCAAAAATCCCAGTGTATCTTATGACTGAAAAACATACGTTTACTCCAAATAAAACTGAAATCAAAAAAGCAATCAAATCCGGAAAAGAAGTTTTTGGGGCTGTTCTTAAGGAAGGAGAAAGCGTGATAATTAAATGAGAATCCTTTCAATTGACCCTAGCTCAAACAAAATCGATACTAGTACGACAGGAATTGTTTTATTAGACAATGCCAAATTGATTGATTATTGGGTAGTCGGATATGGGATGTTAAACTTTAAAAATTGGTTTGACGAAATCGGAAAAAAGTTAGAAGTAGATGTAGTTGTTATCGAAAAATTTGAAGTCAGGGACAATGATCACTCTAAAGATAATTCCGTACTAGAAACTATTGCGTTTATTCAGCTATGTTATCCTAATGCGATATTACAGCGAAATACCGGCTATCAATCAGATATACCAAACGAGCTATTAAAATTACTTGGACTTTGGAAATTTAAAAAATCTCATCACCAAGACGTCCGGGCCGCTGCTAGATTAGGGTTATTCTACGCTATGAGAAATGATGTAGAGGAGGTGATTCAGGACATTGGCAGAACTGCAACTAAGAAAATGGCAAACTGAAGCTGTCCAACGAAGCAACTTACCAACCAATGGAATTTTTTTAGAGGCTCTCGGGGGCAAAGGTAAAACTATTTGCGCTTTAGCTATCGCTAAGCATAAGAAAGCAAAGAAAATTATTATCACGAATAATCGTCTGTCTATTTTAAATGGTTGGATAGATGCCATAAAATTAATGGATTTTGATAAAGATGTTGAAATTATTGTTAGAACAGACAGATGCTTGCAGAACTTAATCTCAAAAGGCTATAAATTGGCCTGTGACGTACTTATCATTGACGAGTGGCAGAATATGTCGAGTGATAAGCAAACGAGCTTATATCGCAAAATAAAGCGGAAATATACAATTGGACTTTCAGCTACTCCAATTAGAAAAAAAGGACAGAATTTCTATCCCTTAGAAAAAACGATTTTTGGATGGGCTACTCCTAACAGAAAATTTGATTGGCAAAAAGCCCATGGAAAAATGGTCTATGATCCGTTTTCTTATTCAAAAGAAAAATGGCAAGACTTTAAAGATTATGAGACTTACATTAGCGGTCTACCAAACTTCTTCCGCTGGGAAGAAATCGAGGAAATTGAAAAATCTGTAGAAAACAATGGTTATGACATTAAGTTTTATCAAAACATTGTAGAAGTCGGCAATCCAACTTTGCTCAAAATTTTTCGGCAATTGAACATAGTAAATGTTAATGGTAAATGCGCTATGGCTAAGCAATCCTTTGGGCGCAAAACATTTGAACGCTACTTAATGCAGACAGGAGTAGAAGTTGACTTTCCTAAACTAAAGGCAGTCAATCAAGATACACCGCTACTATTAAAGATAGATGGTTTAATTGAACGAGCGCCGCACGGCATGCTAATTGTCAGCAAATCTAAACAAGTTGTCAATGTAATTCGCGAACGCAACCCAAATATCGGAATTTGGACGGGAGATGTTCAAGATGGGCTTGATAAACAAGTTGTTGTGGCAACTAACCAAGTGTTGGGTGTTGGTGTTGATGGTTTACAGCACAAGTTCAAAACAATTGTCGTTCTCGATCCAGTTGATGAATCTTCCGGTGAGTACGATGATTATAGACAATTGTTATGGCGCGTAACTGGTTCACGACAACAACATGATGTAAATGTAATTGAATTTTATTATAAGGAGAACTAACAAAATGACTTTTAAATTACCAGAAAATAAACCACAGATTCCAAAAGACACGCCACGGAATTTCTTCATTTACGGTGAGACCATGAGTGGTAAGTCTTATCTGGCGAATGAATTTCCAAATCCTATTGTTTTAAACACAGACGGAAATGCAGAAGCAAATAGTGTACCGAGCATTCAACTAGTGAATGAAAAAAATGGTCAAGGGCGCATTACTAACTCAGTGATTAAACAATTAAGTGAGATATTGTTAGCTTTGCAAACACAAAAGCACTCTTACGAAACGGTTGTTATTGATGTTATTGACGATGTTATTGAGATGATAAAAATTGCAGTTTGTGACGAACTAACACCGAGCGGAAAACCTCGTATTAAATCACTTTCTGAAATCCCATATGGAAAAGGATATGATTTCTTTAATCAAGCAATTACAGAATTGGTAATTGACTTGAAGGCTCTACCGATGAACGTTATTTATATCAGCCGTCAGACTTCAGAATATGATGACAACGGAAATGCGACTAAGGATAAGCCGAGCTTAAAAGACAAGTATGTCAACCTTATCAATGGAAACTCGGACTTGATGATCCACACTGAAAAAATTGGCAATAACTATAACCGTGAAGTTGACCGTAAACGTAAAACTTACTACGCAGATCAAGTTGATGATAAAGATATTCTAAAAATATTAACAACTATCAGAGGTGCTGTAGAAGCCCCTAAAAAGCCCGCTAAGGCTTCTGAATTCAAAAATGATGAATTAGTCAAAGAAGATAAAAAAGTGACCGAGAAGCCAAAAAAAGTGGCTAAAACAGCAGATGATGAATTATTCTAAGAAATATACAAAAAAAGGAGAAAAGAACAATGAGTTTATTAGATATCGCAAAATCAATCAAAAAAGAAGGCTTTGACCCACGTAAAGACAGCGCAAATGGACCTGCACCAATTCCAGCGGGAACTTACCCAGCCATTTTGAAAAAAGCGGTCTTCAATGTCGCAGATAGTGGGTGGGAAAGTATCGGTTATCAATTTGAAATTCGCGGCGGCGATTATACTGGACGCACTGAATTTGCTAACTTCGGAACACTTGAGGAATGGAAAGGTAAGGAATTAAAGTGGGCTGTTGAACGTACTATGAAGTTTTTTATCAAAGCCATAACGCTTTGTGGTGATAATATGACTGGCGATGAGGTCGATGGTAAGTCTCTTGAAGAAGCTTTAAAGCGTAAAGCGGTAGGCTCTTATTACAACTTAATTATCACAGAAACAACAGGAAAAGATGGACGCGTATTCCGTAATTATGACCTCGAAGAAGATATGACACAACCCATAACAGAAGCAGACATCGAGGAAGATGATTTACCATTTTAATTAAAACAAGGAGCCAGTATCATGCCGTCTATGAAAGACTATGCTTTGCAGTATCAAAAATTAGGTTTTTCAGTCATTCCAATCAATCCTAAAAATAAAATGCCTTTAATTGATTTTGCAGACAAGCCTGCCTTGACTGCAGAAGAAATTGAGAATTTTTGGAATAATTATCCTAATGCAAATATCGCCATTAGGACAACAAATTTCTTCGTCATCGATATTGACAAACACGGCAAATCAAATGGATTCGAATCTTTAAAAAAATGGGAACATCTCAACTTGATAGAGCCAACATTACAAGCTAAAACCGCAAGTGGAGGGAAACATCTCTTTTATTTCAAAAGAGATGATACTCCTATCTCGCAAATGATTGGTTTTTTACCAGGAGTAGATATCAAGGCTCACGAAAATAATTATGTATTGGTAGCCCCATCCGCTACGGATAAGGGACAGTACGAATGGGACTTGGAAAAATCCAAAGAAGGTGGAACCATGGTGACGCCCTCTAAGGAATTGATTCAAGCAATCAAAAAGCAATATAGCGATACTCATGGTTATAGATATGATGGTCGGGACGGATTGAGAGATTTAGCCAGACGATCACACACCAGAGACAGAAATCAGACTACTGAATTATTTGAAACCATCGGTCTTGGTTTTGGTGATGAAGGCGGAAGAAATGACAAATTAGCTAGTTTTGTTGGAGGTCTCTTGTTTCGTGCAGTAGACGATGAAATTGTTTTAAAACTTGCACAAATAGCAAATTTAAACAGTCTTAATCCTCTACTTGATAAGGAATTGATGAGGACAGTTGAAAGTATGATTAAGAAAGATAGGAGGTGATTCCGATTGGTGAAGTGGTTAGTATTGATTCAGGGGCTAAATTATTAACAAACGCGAATGGTAGCATTAAAGCCAATAGCCCTAGCAATGTTTTGATGTCTTTCAAAGCAGATGATCAATTAAGTATTTACTTAAAACACAATGAATTCTCACAAGAGCACGAACTGCTAAAAGATATTCGCATCGGCAATACCGAATTTAAAAAAGGAGAATTGCCAGCCAACTTTGAAAGTGTTGTGAGTGTTTATTTTGAAAGCATATTGGGTGTGACTTATTCCAACCCTGCACTAAAAGCTGGAATGGAAACTTTCTTTTCAGAACGAACTTATAATCCAGTTGTTGAATATATGGAGAACGCCGCTAAAAATTGGGATGGCCGTCAACGAATTGATCGGATGTTTCAAGTTTATCTCGGCGCAGAAGATACAGAACTTGTTTCAAAAATAGCCAGGATGTGGCTAATAGGTGCAGTCGCTAAAGTATATGATCCTTTTGTCAAATTTGACTATGTGCTTGATTTAGTAGGAGGTCAAGGAGTGGGGAAGACATCTCTACTTCAAAAAATCGGCGGTAACTGGTACACAGATGCTGTAACAGATTTTTCAAACAAAGATAATTATGACATTATGTTAAAATCTCTCGTCGTTAATGATGATGAAATGGTTGCAAGTAATCGTATGAGTTTTGCGGAAACTAAAGCCTTTATTTCTAAAACCGAATTACGTTTTAGGCGACCTTACATGAAACGTGTGGAAAGTTTTGCGAAAAACTTCGTCATTGCACGCACCACAAATCAAAAAGAATATTTAAAAGACAAAACAGGGGAACGACGTTTCTTGCCAGTTTTGACAAATGCAGAACGGCAAAAAAAACATCCTATGGATGTTGACCCTGAAACAATCGAGCAAATATGGGGTGAAGCTGTAACTATTTATAAAAATGGTGCTGATTTAATGTTTGACGAACAAACAGAAAACAAATTGAATGATTATCGTGAAAAATTCATGTATCGAGACGAAATTGAACAACAGGTATTAGAGTATTTAGAAATGCCAGTTCCGGAACATTGGGAACGAATGTCTGCTCAAAAGCAACACCAATATACAGCAGCTTATTTTGACAATATCAGCGATTTCGAATTTGGGGATTGTCCATTAAAAAAAATCTCTACTCGTGAGATTATGTATAATCTATTTTTAAAAAATTCAAATGATCGTAAATTATCCACAAAAATTAATATGATATTGGATAATTTACCGGATTGGGAAAAGAAAGTTTTTAAACAAAACAACAGGCCAACGAAAGGGTTTGTGAAAAAAAAAAGATCGGTAACTTTTTAAAAAAGATCGGTAACTTCGGTAACTTTTACCCTAAAAAGTATACCGAGGTTACCGATAGGTTACCGATAAAATTGGAGATCGGTAACCTTCTAAACCCTTGGTATTATTGACTTTTTATTAATATTTTATATAAAAGTTACCGATAAACCGATAATATAGTAAAAAGTATATAAATAGATAGTAAAAAAGGAGAAAGCCTATTAACTAGGGATTCCTGTATTAACTAATCGTAAAAACTCTTTTTTATGGGTAACTCGGTAACCTTACTGTTTTTTAGAAAATTTCACAAACTTTTTTGAAGAAAAAAATGAGGATACACAATGAAAATTAAACTGAACAATCGTTTTAAAATTAAAAATAGAGAACTTATTCGACAACTAAAAGAAGGCGAAAAGTTGGCTGATAAATATAAAGTATTTATCAATGATGCAATGGGTGGCATACCTTGCCATAATCGATCTTTTGGGAGCAAAGCAGATTTTGAGTATGGATCAAATTATGAAGTTCTGTCTCAATTTTATGCAGACAAAGGCTACATGGAATTGTCTTGTTGCGCTTACGGTGGTATGTGCGGTTTTACTTTTGATACAGACGAAATAAGTACTGGCAACATGAACAATTTAGAACGTGAATGTGCTGGATATGTCCAAAATTATATTAACAATTTAGTTAAAGCTGGGATAATCGAGGTAGAACATGGCTAAAATACCATACACAAAAGAAAGTGCTCGTAAGCTATGGACAGAAGCGAGAGACAAATATCAAATGCAGTTGGATTCTAAAAGTCGCAAAGGTAGGTTTTCGCACGAGGCGCATATGACTGCGTTAGAGGATGGCTTGCTAAGACGTCAGATACGCTATTGCAACGACAGAATAGAAGAACTGGAGGTGTAATACATGAGTTACGATTTAGAAATTTTGGTGAAAATAGAAAACGGAGATTATATTTGTATTGCTAAACCTAAATATAGTTCCCCTACTTACAACTTGGGCACTATGTTTAGAAAGGCTATGAAGTGGGATTTCGAACAAGATGTTGTTTACAATATTGATGAGATTTTTGAGAATATAGAATACGGCATTAGCGAGCTAGAACGATTTCCTGAAAAGTATGCGCAGTACGAACCCGAAAATAAATGGGGAACAGTAAACAGCGCTTTAGAAAGCTTAAAATCATTGAAAAACTGTATTTTAGAACAAGATATAAACATGAAGTATTTATACATGAGGTGGTGAAATATGACTAGACCAAAGAGATATCCATATTCAAAGAATCAGCGGGAAAAAGTCGTATCGCTTGATTTGAATATCACGCGCAAAGTAACGGTTATCAATAGCATTACGAACAAAATATTATTACAAGCGACAGGGAATATGTCAATTGAATATAACAGTAAAACAAAACAATTAAATGTTATCGCCCTTGGTAATAAGGGAGAATACAAGAAACATATCATCGAAATCTCTGATAACATGAGTTACGTTGTGGAAGATGTAACTGGCGTCAAAGGTGTTGACACTAAATATCGTATGTATTTTAATCCTGATATGGTTATTCCTATCGATCCAAAATTAAGCAAATAAAAAAAGGTAATAAAGCTATGTTTGATTTTTTAGACAAAATGAAATATGAATTGAAATCATTATTTGAAAGAATTGTAACGAACACAAGAAGTTTCTTCTGCAAGCATTATTACGTTGTGCAACCTGGCGCATTTTCATTTACAATCTCGCGTTTGGTTAAGTGCAAAAAATGTGGCTTGCTAAAAGAAAGAGAACCATATATGACGATTCACGAAAAGTAAAAAAGCCGAGCGCACACTCGACCCCTTAGTTATAAAATTCACAACACTATTATAACATAAAGGGGAACGAGTGTGAATAAAGTTGAGGCGATTTTAACGAGTTTGAAGCACATAGATGCATACATTGATAGCTTGATTAGACGCAGAGATAAGATTGAAGCTTCGCTTTTATCCACGGCTAAATGGAGCGCAGATAAAGTAATAGGCGGTGTACAACGCAAACAAGATGACATCTATGTTGAGTTAATAACTGTCAAAGATGACATCGAAAAGAAAAGCGTTGAGGCTATTAGACTGCGTGCAGAGCTGGAGAGTTATATAGACGCTATAGCAGATTATCAAAGTAGGAATCTGTTGTCTATGCTATATATCGAGCACATAGATAGGTACGATATATGCGAACAAGAACAATATGACATGAGTACGTTTTACAGAAAGTTAGCTAAAGCAAAACAGTTGCTTGCGAACGAATGCGAATAAA